AAAAACTACAAGAGTTTAATAAGGCCGGAAAAGTAGCATTGCGTAAATTTATGGACGATATTAAGGCAACCGAGACAAAACTTAACGGAAGGCTAAATGAACACACTGTTCTACTGAAGGTTTCTAAATAAATACTGTATAAGGAAACTATCATGGCTGTAGACGTTACAACTCTAAAAAACGACATCAAGGATTATATCTATCTTCGCTTAGGTGGTGATATGGTTGACGTTGAACTTGACCCTGCTCATTATACAAACTGTATAGATCAGTCACTTCGCCGATATCGGCAACGTGCTGGAAACAGTGTTGAGAGTAGTTATATATTTGTTAATATTGTAAAAGAACAGCAAGAATATGTACTACCAGACGAAGTACAAGAAGTACGTCAAGTATTTCGTCGTAGTGTCGGTAGTGGCAGTAGCGACACAGGCGCACAGTTTGAGCCATTCGAAGCGGCGTTTGTAAATACATATTTGCTCCAAGCAGGCAGAGTTGGCGGACAAGCAACATATGAATTATACTACCAGTACCAAGAATTAAGTGCGAGATTGTTTGGTGGTTTTGTTAACTTTGAATGGAACCCTGTTACTAAAACAGTAACACTACTACGAAAATTTGAAGATAGCGGTGAAGATGTTGCTCTTTGGGTTTATAATATTAAACCTGACGTAACTATATTACAAGATAGACAAGCACAACCATGGGTACAAGATTATAGTTTAGCATTGGCTAAGTTTACATTAGGTGAAGCACGTAGTAAATTCTCAACTATTGCAGGCCCACAAGGCGGTACTAGTTTAAATGGTGATACACTTAAAGCAGAAGCACAATCTGAACTTCAGGTGTTAGACGAAGAACTTAAAAATTACGTTGATGGCTCAGATCCGCTATCATTTATTATTGGCTAATTACAAAAACTCTGTTATAATATATACATGATTATAGGATTAATAGGACTTATAGGTTCTGGCAAAGGTACTGTTGGCGACATGCTAATAGACAAAGGCTTTCGTAGTGAAAGTTTTGCTAATAGTTTAAAAGATGCTACTGCTTCTATATTTGGATGGGACAGGGCAATGCTCGAAGGCGATACTGACAAAAGTAGAGCACAACGAGAAACAATCGATGAATGGTGGTCTAAACGACTAAACATTCCAAATTTTACTCCTCGACTAGCATTGCAACTATTAGGTACAGATGTATTTAGAAACAATTTTCACCAAGATACTTGGATACTAAGTTTAGAAAAACGTCTAAGTAGAATAGAGAATAATGTTGTAGTAACTGATGCTAGATTTCCAAACGAAGTTGCAATGATACGCAGAGCAGGCGGCAAAGTAGTAAGAGTTAAAAGAGGCGCAGACCCGGATTGGTTTGAACTTGCAAAACATAATGTTGATGCTATGCCACATTCACACCCTGAGATTCATGCTAGTGAATACATGTGGGTAAGTACTGTTCCGGATTATCTAATTACTAATGAAGGAACTATTGACGACCTTTATATAGTAGTTAAAGATCTGCTTGAAGATCTCCAGTCCGCCAGCCAGTAACACTTAGTTCGTAATTACAATTTAAACAAACGGTTTTGAGATTATTGTAACTAATATTACTTCTATTATTGTCTAGATAGTATACTGTTAATTGTTTAGGACGTGCGGCTTTAAATCCGCATTTTTCGCAACCTCGTTTCATTTTATATCCTGAAATTTTCCATAGTGGATCTTTGTGAGGTTTTTGATTTTGTTTCTTACGACTACACGTATCACATAATTTTCTGTAATATATTTTATCTCCAAGGTAATAATTTATTGCTCGAGGATTAACTTCGCATGTATCACATAAAGGGCGCATACAGGTATTTATATTGCGGACCTTTAAAGGTACCATGTAAATACAGCGTAAAATACAATTATTCGATAAATACTTTTAATAAAATTCTTATGTTGAAGGAAGATAAATCATGGCACTAACATCCCCAGGTGTACAAGTTACAGTAACTGACGAAAGTCAATATGCTCCGGCACCAACCGGAACCGTAGCAACATTTATTGTTGCCTCTGGTCAAGATAAAAAACAAGGCGGTAGCACAACTGCTACGGCCACAGGTACTACGTCGGCTAACGCAGGTAAAACTTACCTATTAAGTAGTCAGCGTGAGTTAACACAAACTTTTGGTAATCCAAAGTTTTATACAACAACTGCCGGAACACCAATTCATGGATATGAAAATAATGAATATGGTTTGATGGCCGCATACAGTTTCTTAGGTGTAAGCAATAGGGCTTATGTTACAAGAGCAGATATTAACGTAGACGAATTGGTTTCAAACCAAAGTCGTCCAACAGGTAATCCAACAGCAAATACAGTTTGGTGGGATGCAGGCACAGATAGCCGTTGGGGAATCTTTGAATGGAATAAAAGTACTGGTGCATTTACAAATAAAATTCCAACTGTTATTACTTCAACAAGCGACTTAGACAGTGGGGTACCATTAACAAGCATTGGCGCTATTGGCGACTATGCTGTTGTAATGACAAACGTAAAGAATCCAGTATACTATAAGAACCGCAGTAACGCATGGGTACTAGTAGGTAGTGCAAGTTGGCAAGTTGCGTGGCCAACTATCTCTGGAACTATTGCAAGTCCGACACTTGTAAATAATAATACTATTGTTCTTAATGGTACAACTGTTACACTTAGCGGAACAACAGTAGCACAACTTGCATCTAGTATTAATAGTGCAAGTATTACTGGTGTTACAGCCGCGGCAATAGATAATAAAATTGAAATTTACGCAAATAGTACAGCCCAAAGTGATGGCTCAACTACAGATGGTAAGATTATACTTGCTAATGGTAGTGGAACAATTCTTACAGTAGCAGGCTTAACAGCAGGTACATATGCAAGACCATTAATCCAGCAGAGCGCACACTATACAGTTCCTGAATGGAAGACTAGCGACACAGTTCCTCGTCCTAATGGAAGTATTTGGGTTAAAACTACCCAATTTAACTTAGGTTCAAGACCAGACATTAGCGTTTACAGTTCTTCAAATGGAGTGTTTGAATCACAAACATTAACAGGAACAAGTATTTTTGAAAATGATCAAACAGTTCTTAAAGAAACTGATACCACTGGCGGTAAAGCGATTGAAGCAGGAAAGTATTATGTACAGTTTGACGTTGACGAAGATGATACAGTAACTTATAAATTATATAAACGTTATGCAACAGGCGCATTAGAAGTAACAGGCAATGTTACAACTGCTTCGCTAACAGCAACTAATACGTTTACTATTAGTGCAAGCGCCGCAGGTAGCACAACAATGTCAACTGCCGCAACAGTAGTACTAAGTGGTACTACACTAACAACTTTAGCAAGTGATATTAATGCCGCTAACGTTTCAAACGTTACAGCAAGTATTAGTACTACTGGTGCAATAGTTATTAAGCATTCATTGGGTGGTGTTATTATCCTTAAAGAAACATCCGGTACACCATTAACCACAGCAGGCATTGTAACGGGGATTACTACCGGACAAGTACGTGCAGGTAATAGCAGTGATTTAATTTTAAGTAACTGGGTTGCGCCAACTTATACAGCAAGTACAACCCAACCAAATGCAGATCCTGCAGACAACACTTATTGGTATAATGATGCTTATGAAGCAGACATTATGATTCATAATGGTACAATATGGCAAGGATATCAGAACGTAGGTACTGATGCACGTGGATTTACACTAACTGCTACAGACCCAGACGGTGTTATTTTTAGCACTACAGAGCCAACATTGCAGAGTGATAGTACAGCATTGGTTATTGGTGATCTTTGGATTGACTCAAGTGATTTAGAGAATTATCCAAAACTGTATCGTTACGAAACAGTATCCGGCGAAAACAAATGGGTACTAATTGATAACGCAGATCAAACTACAGAAAATGGTATTCTGTTTGCTGATGCACGTTTTATGGCCAGCACAACATTAGATGTTGTTACAGGAACAATCCCAACAACTAAAGCATTACTAACAAGTGATGTTGTTGATATTGACCGTCCGGACCCATCAATTTATCCAAAAGGTATGTTACTTTTTAACACGAGACGTAGTTCACAAAATGTTATGAAGTTCCGTAGCAATTACTTTAGTCGTACAAACTTCTCAGACACTACACTTTATCCAACACTTCCAACAGAGAAGGATGCATGGGTAACATCAAGTGGCAATAAAAACGACGGTAGTCCTTACATGAATCGTAAGGCAGTCCGACGTGCTGTTGTAGCCGCAATGAAGGCGGCCATTGATAACAGTTCAGAGTTGCGCGAAGACTCACGTAACTTTAATGTTATTACAGCACCTGGTTATCCAGAGCTAATCTCTAATATGGTTTCTCTAAATAATGACCGCAACGGAACAGCATTTGTTTTAGGCGACTCTCCAATGAGGCTTGCACCAAATGGTACTGACATTACAGCATGGGCAACTAACACTGCCGCGGCATCAGATAACGGTGACGATGGACTTGTTACTAGTGATGCGTACATGGCAGTATTTTATCCATCAGGACAAACAAATGACTTATCAGGGAATACTATTGTTGTACCACCAAGTCATATGATGGCTCGTGTGTTAAGTAGGAACGATGACCAAGCATTTGAATGGTTTGCTCCTGCAGGCACACGTCGAGGTGCTGTAGACAACGTTTCAAGTCTAGGGTATGTTAAAGCATCAACAGGTGAATTTGCAACTGACAATATTAGAGAATCAATACGTGATACATTGTATTCTAACAAGGTTAATCCAATAGCATTCTTCCATGGACAAGGTATTCTTAACTATGGTAATAAGACACGGGCAACTACGCCTAGCGCATTGGATCGTATTAACGTAGCAAGGCTTGTTTCGTTCTTACGCAAGAGTGTTAAAGACACTGCGTTGTCTTATGTATTTGAGCCAAACGACAAAATTACACGTGACGAACTTAAAGAGAACATTGAAAGTACAATGAACGACCTAGTTGCAAAGCGTGGTATTTACGATTACCTAGTTGTTTGTGATGAGACAAATAATACAAACTCTAGAATTGATCGCAACGAACTATATGTTGATATTGCTATTGAGCCCACAAAGGCAGCGGAATTCATCTACATTCCAATTAGACTTAAGAACACAGGTGAAATTGCTAGTGGTAACATATCAGCCGCTGAGTCTGTTTAACTAACAAATAATATGGGGGGTTAACTAGAAAGCCCCCCATTTTTTGTGACCAACGACAGATAAATACTATTAACAATTATATAGGAGCAAGACGAAATGTCAGTTTCATCACTTACTAAATTTACTGTTCCAATCGACAGTGATCAATCAGCAAGCTCACAAGGCTTGTTAATGCCCAAACTAAAATATCGCTTTAGGGCGATGTTTGAGAACTTTGGCGTTTCAACACCACGTACAGAATTAACAAAACAAGTAATAGATATTACTCGTCCTTCTGTTACATTTGACGAAATGGAAGTTCCGGTTTACAACTCAAAAGTATTCTTAATTGGTAAGCATACTTGGGAGACTGTAACAATTAACCTACGTGACGATGTAAACGGTGGCGTTACACGTTTAGTTGGCGAACAACTTCAAAAGCAATTCGATTTCCTCGAGCAAGCAAGTGCAAGTTCAGGCATCGACTACAAGTTTATTACACGTTTTGAAATGCTCGATGGTGGTAACGGCGCAAGCACACCTAACATATTAGAGACATGGGAACTATACGGTTGCTTTGTACAGAATGTTAACTACGGTGACTTGAACTATGCATCAAGTGAACCAGCAACAGTTGCATTATCAATTAGATTTGATAACGCAGTACAGACACCAATTGGTGACGGTGTTGGCGCATCAGTAGCGAGGACAGTTGGCTCAGTAGTAACAGGCTAGGAGGTTAACCTCGT